CAGGGCCTTTGGACCAGCCCCGGCGGCCAGACGCCGCACGCGACCTTGTACGCCGCGATGCTCCGTGAGATCGCCGCGAAGGGCCCCGCCGCCCGCTTCCGCAAGGTCGACCGCGGCCAGTTCGCCCTGAACGCCCGCCTTGCGGCGCATGGGGAACACGCTGTTCGACGACGAGTACAGCGTCAGCAGCGTGCTCATTACGCTCTCGTGGCGGGCGTCCTTCGCCTTGTTGATCGACTGGAGCATCCCGTCGATCTCGTCGGTCTGAAACAGCATGCACGGGTTGACGAAGAGCGCGTCCTGCACGCCTTCGCCCGAAGCGAAGCGGTCACCCAGGCAGTCCACCAGCCCGGCCTCGTGCACGATCCGCGTGTTCACCTTGCGCGGGTGGTCCTTGCCGGCCGCCGAATGGGCCAGGCCGAGCAGGTAGACGTTGCTGCGGGTGTCGCCGCTGTCGCGGACCTTGCGCCCGGCCAGGAACGCTTGCAGCGCCAAGGCGCCGCAGAAGGCCATCGCCGTGTTCGGGTAGGGCGCGGTCGCGAGCGAGAAGTCCATGACCTCGCCGACGAAGCCCGGCACCCGCAGCAGGTGCTCTGGCAGCGGGCCGGGATCAGGTGGTCGCTCGATAGGGGGAGGGGTGTCCTCGCCGGCGTGCCCCGGCGTGAGCAGCCGGAACGCGGAGAGGTCGACCTCTTTCGCCGCCACCGGCTCCCCATCGCTCAGCCAGCCGGGGGGCCTCTCGTGTGGCTTGTCCGCGGCGTCGTCGACCGATAGCGCCGGGCGGCCTCCAGGGTGTTCTCGCAGGCTTGGATCATGCCTCTTGCCAAAAGCCTCGTGGAACGAATAATGGTGTGCCGATGGTCGAGGGCTCCAATCCCCAGCGGGTAGTCGCCGTGCTTCGCCGCGCGAGGTCGCGGTGGCTCTGCGACGACTGTGTTGCTGCCCGCGCCGAGATCACGAGTCGCATCGCGATCAGTCCGATCGCATCCGCGCTCGGCCTCACGTCTGACTTCGAACGCCAGAAGGGCATCTGCTCATGCTGCGTGCAGCAGAGGCTCGTCACCCGCACCCGCCGTCGTTGACCGCTTAGAACGGCACGTCGTCGTCGCTACAGTCGCCATCATGGCCGGCCCCCACGGCCGCACAGGGCTCCGGAATCTCACCCAGCACATGGCCGACGATGCGGTCGTGCTTCTCGCCCTCCGTCCGCGCCACCGTGATCCGCAGCGTCGGTGCCAAGGCGCCGCATTCGGCCCGGGCGACCGCCTCCTCTGCTGTCTGCGGTACCAAGTCATGAGACCGCCGCCGCCACCACGCCTCGGCCTTGACGCGCGGATAGCCGTGGTGCTCGAAACAGATCCACTCGCTCACGTACTCATTGAGGCCAACGCGGTACTCAACACGCATCGTCCGCGGCGCGTTGGGTGGGGCGCCGCGCTTCTCGTGCACGGCGAGCACAGGTACCTCTGCACGATCAGCTCGCGGACGCCGACCTCGTAGCAGACCTCGTTGAGGATGTTGTCCGGCCCGCAGATCGCCCCGCTCTTCATGCGAAAAGGCGTGGCCGTCAGACCGATGACCCGCATGCGCGGATTGATGACGCGGAGATCCGCCAGCAGCGTGCGGTACATGCCTTCGCCGTCCGGCGGGATCAGGTGCGCCTCGTCGACGATCACGAGGTCCACGCGCCCGACGTCGCACGCCCGCTCGTACACGCTCTGGATACCGGCGATCGTGATCGCGTAACCCAGGTCGCGCCGCTTCAAACCCGCCGAGTAGATGCCGACCGGCAGGTCCGGCGCGACCGCGTGCAGCTTCTCCGCCGCCTGTTCGAGCAGCTCCTTGACGTGCGCGAGGATCAGCACGCGCCCGTTCCAGAGCCGCACGGCGTCGCGGCAGATCGTCGCCAGCACCGGCGTCTTGCCACCCGCGGTGGGGATGACCACGCACGGGTTGTCATCGCGCATGCGCAGGTAGTCGTACACCGCGTCGACGGCTTCGCGCTGGTAGGGACGCAGGATCAAGGCGAGTCTCCACCGAGGGGCGCCCTAAGCCGGGGCGTGATTCACCGCCGTGGCCGGCCGCTCCCACGGCGGCGTGCTTCCGCTTGCTGCTGCCGTCGGCCTCCGCGGCGCAGCGCCGTCCTTGCACTCGTACGCCTTGACGACGTTTGCCAACTCGCCGTTGTCGTTGCGCTTCTTGTGCGTCACGGTGATGATGAGCGGGAGGTCGTGCAGTTCGACGGTGTCCTTCGGCGTCATCACGCGCACCGCGCGACAGATGGCCGACAGCTCGGCGCGGGCCAACTTCACCGCGGTCGCGTTCGGGTTGTCGAGGTTCAGCCGCGTCCAGACCAGGCGATCCTTGTATTCGCCTTCGATCACCTGAACCGTGAGTTGGAGGTAGTGCCCCGTGCCGTTCTTCGTCGGCTTGAACTCCGACTCGCTGATCGCCGCCAGGTACTTGCCGGCGGGGATCGGGTCAAGCGCGAACTTGGGATCGACTTCGTTGGCATCGAACCCGTTTAGGGTGGTCATCATTCCTCTCCTTGCGTTTCAGGTTGGTCGTTGTTCTCTTCCGTTTGTGCAAGCGGGTTCTCGCCGCGGAGGTACGCGGCGTAGACGCGATAGTCGAGCGGGATTTCGTCGGGAAGGCCGAGACGGTTCTTCGCGACGTGGGCGGGACGCTCGGTCGTGCGAATGATCCTCTCGCCCGTGCCGATGCCCTTGATCCGCCTGCGGCCGAATCCCTCGTCGGTCGACTTCGTATGCACCGAGTACGTGGCGAACAGCACCTCGTCGGCCCATTCCTGCACGAGGGCCGAGGCTTGCTTGTGCAAGCGCGGCGAATAGCGGTCGTACGTGTCTGTTTCCGGGTTGGCAAACCTCTCGATCTGTGCACGCGCGATCAAGATGACGTGCATCCCGCGCTCGTTGCGCAGCGCATCGAGTCCAGCCAGTACCTCGCGCCAGTTGGTGAGGGCGAACACGTAGCCCTTGGCGTAACCGATGTCCTCGATCGACTCCACGCCGAGCTTGACCTCGCGGACCACCCTTGGCGGCGGGTTGAGTACCGGATCGCCGGCACGGACGAGCAGCGTTTCGATTCGTCCGAAGCCCAGTTCCTGCATCAGCTCGACCATCCGGCGGCGAGGCGCGGACAGGTCCGACTTGACTGCGATGGTGCTCATTGCCGAGCCCTCCAGTGCCACGTCGTCCCCGGCAGCGGGCCCGGCACGGCTTCTTCCGGGGCGACGGCGGTCTACGTCTGGTCGCCGGGCTGCGCTGCCCTCTTGGCAACACAACTCGTGTGGGAATTCCACATCCGGCGTGGAATCTGAGGAAATGGTCTCGGCTCGCCCGCGACCCCGATCGGGACGCGCGCAAGGCGCTCCTGGAGAGACGCCGCGCTCTGAGGCGTCGGGGTGTGACTTGTGCCTGCGAAATGGTCCGGGTCAGCAGACCCAGGGTATGGGCAGGTCGGGCCGATAGCTCAGGAACGTGCCTCGCTCCACGAACGCCCCGAGATGACGTGCCAGTTGTGGGCAGTGCTGCTCGATCCTCCCGATGGCGCGCTCGATTGCTGTTGAAACACGGTTCGCGGCCCTCCGGATCTCGTCCCCAATGCGCCGGTCACGACTACCCAGACCGGTGGATTGGCGGACCTGGGCCGCGAGTTCCTCCATCTCGTGCTTCGCGGCCTCGCTACCACCCTCATCGTTGTTTCTCCGCGCCCGTTCGAGTTGACGCTGGCAGTCCGCGTACCGCTCCCGGTACACGGCTCGGGCGTCGTCATCGAGAACTGTATCACCAGAGGTCAGCGACGCGTCTCGCTTCCGTTTCTCGACGTTTGCAATCAGGTCGGCAACGAAGAACGAGTTCTGAGGGTCCGTGATCAGTTCGCGAATGTAGAGCAATCCTGACCTCGGAGTGTGCCGCAGCAACGCTTCCTCTTCACGGTATCTCAGTTCCCACATCTCCCCGCGCAGTCGAAACACGAACATCCCTTCTGCGCCGGGGGAGTCTGTGTTCTGGGTCTGCGTCTTGTGACCCTCCTTGCGTCGCGCGGCGCGGACTACATCAACCGATACCACGACGCCTCTGCCATGACCGATGACATCAGGGGAGGATGGGTTCGATCGTGCGCGCCTCGGACGACCGATCCTGAGGAGACGCTCTGCGGAAGCTGCGAGCTCGATGTCTTCTTGCCTTATGATGTCGCCGCAACGATAGCGGTCGTGGTCGCCACCGGGGTTCACGGCCTGGAGTCTGTTCCACAGAGCTGATGGGAATGCGCATGCGCGTTTTAAGCGCGAGAGCGCCGCATGTGTGGCGACTGACGGATCGCCCTTCTTGACCTCAAACGAGTACACTCGCATTCCAGCTTCGGATATTGGCTTCCAGGGTCCTTGTGGGGAGGCGGCCTGCTCGATCCGGAGGAAGTCCGGCAGTTTCGAGGTCGGAGTCATACCGGATGTCATCTCTTGGACGACGGCGGCAGCCGCCTGATAGAGGCGGTCGACGGCATGTGAGAGTAGCAGTGCCCCGTCATGATCCGGAATGAGCCGACCCTGAGGCACGGGGACAGTCGCTGCGTGGAGTGCGGAGATGTACTCCGAAAGGGCCGTACGCAGTGACAGGGGTCGGCGCCGCGGCATGACCCCGCCGAATCTACAGGGTTCGGAACCGGTCGGCAACAAGCTCCCGCCACATCCCCCGCTGCTTCCGCCAGTCGGGGACGAGGGTGATCGGCCGGAGTTGCAGCTCACGGATGGGGTCGCGGCCCGATTCGACCGGCGGCAGGAACAGGAGGGCTTCCTGGATGTCCGGAGCGAGGTTGAGGAGGGCCATGACCTGCGTGACGCGGGCGCGGGTGACGTGGCCGAGGCGGGCGAGCTCGGCGTAGTCCCGCACCTCGCCGGACTCAATCAGCCGCCGCATCCGGATCGCCAGCGCCATCAGCCTCGCGACCCGTGGCACGCGACCGAAGACCTGCGGCAGCTCGGGCGGTGGGGCTGCCCCGTCGCGAAGCTCCTTCCGCCCCCGACGCGACCGGGCGAAGTGCACGGTGGCCTGCGTGGTGATCCGACCGTCGCGTCCCTCGGCAACGACCACGTTCATGCGGCCTCCTCCGTCGCCCGCTGGGCCAGCGACTTGATCCCCGTCGGTCGGAACGTGACGGCCAGCGTGCCGGTCGTCCCGTCGTAGTCGACGCGCTCGACGAGCAGCCGAACGACCCGGGCCTGCTCATGCGGCGTCAACGACTCCCACACCGGGTCGAAGAGCGAAAGCGCCTGCACTACCTCGCGCTCGTCCACGAGCTCGCTGCGGAGGGCGAGCTGTCGTTGGCGAACCTCCGTGAGCCGTACCTCCAACCGCCGCAGCTCGTCGCGCTGACGCTCCGCGTTCGCCCCGTTCGATCCCGCCGACTCTCCGTCGCGCTGACGCACCGCCTTCGCCCCGTTCGCCCCCGACGAAGCCCCGCCTCGTTTGAGCGCCTTGCCGAGCCGCCCGATGTTCCGGGCGAGCGAGCGCTCCTCGCGCTCGAGCTCGGCGATGGCCTTCTGGCTCTGCGCGCGCACCTGCCGGATCGTCTCCGCGAGCACGGCCGGGTCGCGACCGATGCTGCGGATCTGCTCGACCACGAATCGCTCCAGCTCGCCGGCGGGCACCGACTTCGACGGGCACGTGTACCACCCGCGCTTCATGGCCTTGCCACACACGTAATAGCGGTAGCGCTTCGGGCCCTTGGACGAGGTCGAGTGGATCATCGCGCAGCCGCATGGAACGCAGCGGAGCAGTCCCTTCAGCAGCGCCCCGTACTTGTTCTTCACGATCCCGCCGCCGGTGCGGCCGTTGCGCTGAAGCAATGCTTGCGCCCGCGGCCAGACACCGGCGTCGACGATCGCATCGTGCTCGCCGTCGTACAGGTTCTCGCGGTGCCTGACCTTCCCCAGATACACCGGGTTGGTCAGCAGCCGGAACAAGGTGACCTTGTCGAACGGTTTTCCGCCGACCGCCGTACCTTTGCGGGTGGTCCACTGCTTGGTCCGCCACTCGCGGCGGTCAAGCTCCTGGCGCACCGGCGCGATCCGTTCGTGCTCCAGGTACAGCTCGAAGATCGCCCGGACGCGGGCCGCCTCGTCCTCGTTCACGACCAGCCTGCCCCCACCGGGCGTGATCAGCAGGTCATAGCCGAGCAGCGGTTTGCCGCCCATCCATTTGCCCCTACGCCGGGCGGCCGCGATCTTGTCCCGTGTCCGCTCGGAGATGATCTCGCGCTCGAACTGGGCGAAGCTCAGCAGCACGTTCAGCATCAACCGACCCATCGACGTTCCGGTATTGAACTGCTGCGTGACGGAGACGAACGAAACGCCGCGCCGCTCGAACCGCTCCACGATCTTGGAGAAGTCCAGGATCGACCGGCTCAGGCGATCGACCTTGTACACCACGACGCAGTCGATCTTGCCGTCCTCGATGTCGGCGAGCAGCCGCTGAAGCGCGGGCCGCTCCATGTTGCCGCCGGTGAACCCGCCGTCGTCGTAGCGGTTGGGCAGGTACACCCAACCTTCGTGGCGCTGACTGGCGACGTAGGCCTCCGCGCTCTCGCGCTGGGCGTCGAGGGAGTTGAACTCCTGCTCGAGGCCTTCCTCGGTGCTCTTGCGCGTGTAGATCGCGCAACGGATCTGCTTGGCGCGTTGCTCGGGCTCGCGGGGTTTCCTACGCATGTACTGCCTCCCGCCGCCGCTTCGGCCTCGCGGCCGTCGAGGCCCGCCCCGCCGTCAACCGGCTGGCGTCGGTCGGCTTCTTCTTCGGCGTTGCGGCATCCGCGGCTTGGGCTGCCTTCGGCTTTGCGGAATCCGTGACTTGGCCCGTCTTCGGCTTGGTGATCTTGAAGAAGAGCAGCCCGTTCCAGTGCGAGCCGGTGATCAACCTGGCGATCGCGCTGAGCGAGCGGAAGACCTGGCCGTCATACTCGAACCCGTCGTCTCGGACGACCACGTGGTAGGCCTGCCCCCGATACATGCGCGTCAGGACCGTACCCGACGGCGGGACGCGCTCGTCGGCTAGGGCGCCCGTCGACCTCGCGCCGTGGCCACCGGACCCGCCAACGCCGGCCCCGCAGCCCCGACCGCCCCTCCCGCTCCCACCGCCGCATCCCGCAGCCGGCGCACCCTGCGGCGCCCTCGGAGCCGTCGTCCGCAGGTCGGCGTCGCGAGCCAACAGCTCGGCTCGGCGTCGGGCCCGCTCCGACAGGTCGCCCTCGGCCAGTGACTGAATCCGCCACGCGATCCGCTTGAAGAGGAAGTCCTTGTTCCCGGCCCGCGTGGGCTCGCCGAAGACCGCCTCGTACTTCTCGCGCAGCTCGCGGACGGTCATCCGCCTCAGCACCGCGATCTCTTTCCCGATGTTCAGCGCCAT